TAAGGCACGGGTCTGCAACACCCTTATCACCGGTTCAAATCCGGTTCGCGCCTTTCAAGAATCCTTGAAAATCAAGGGTTCTTTTTTTATGTGTTGCATTTTGTGTTGCACAATTCTGAAAAATGCTTGTTGGCAATATCTGTCATACGGGCTTGTCTGTCCTGCATCGTGTGACGGTAGACATCTTTTAAAACTCCGTCGGAACTCCACCCGCCACGCTGCATGATGTATGCATCCGGGATTCCCAGTGCGTGCTGCACGCTGGCAGAATAATGCCGGAGGTCGTGAAAGCGAAAATGCGTGATGCCTGCTTGCTTTAAAATTCTGGTAAACTTGTTGGAGATATGATCCGGGGTTAGCCCTACGATTCTACCAGAGCGACCCTCCCATTTTTCTGCAACAAAATCTGGATATTCAATGTATCGGTCTCCTGCATAACTTTTTGGAGCTTTAATGACCCACTTGTGTTCTGCCGTAATTACCATATTCTCCGAAACGTGCACAGTGTTACCGTTTATATTCGAGCTGTTCAGGGCGCATATCTCTCCACGGCGCATCGGTCCGAATGCAGCCAGAAGAATAGGAAGCTCCATTTCTGTCCCCTCTACGGCAGACATAAGCATTTTGACGTCATTGTCAGTCGGGACGTATAGGTTTGGACGTTTTTTCTGTGGCAGCCTTGTATTTAATGCAAATTCCGGTCGCTCCTCCTTCAGGACGGCACTGATAAGCCCATGAGTATTTCGCACTGTTTTTGGCGAGTGCTTTTTGGCGTCCTCGTTTACAATCCTTTGTATCATGTCCTGCGTTATCTCAGATATCTGCACAGGCATTAGGGACTGTATCTCATTCTTCCGAATCCGTTTGTAATCCATAACCGTTCTGGGCGAGAGAACAGCGCTCCGGTCTTCAATGTACTTATCCAGCGCTTCACCGAAAGTGATTTTTTTACAAGTCAGGTCGATGCTTTTCTTCATCTGATAGTCAGCCGCCAGAAATTCTGCTTCCTTCTTTGTGGGCGCCGTAAATGATTTATAACGCCGTTTGCCGTCCTGGTCCGTGTGAGAGTACACCAGAATCCGCCACGATCCAGACGGGAGTTTTTTTGCTGTTGCCATAGTTAATCCTCCTTTTAGGTATAAAAAATACACCTATGCAGGTGTAGGAGGCTGTGGTATACTTTTCTTGCGTGGGAAAACATACCACCACCTCACGTGCTGTATAGTTTCCTTTATTGCCCCGGTGTTACCAGCATCGGGGCTTTTTATTTTTTAATTTGTTATTTCTTCAATATCTATCTGGTATCCAAGGATTTCTCCCATATCTTTACAATATCCTTTTACTGTGATAGGGTCGCCCTTTTTCATATTCATAATCAGTTCTTTTTGTGTCTCGGAAGTCATGTAACATTGGATTGTTGCCAACGAAAACTGTTCCGAATCAATCGAGATATATTTCCCGGAGCTGTCGATTGTGCCTAATGTTCCAGTGATTTGCAGATATTTATCAAGGTAATCATTCTGTGCTTTCATCGCGTTGCTGTTCAGAGCATCAACGAGGTCATCCGCAGTTACCTCAATATATTCTTTCGGAATGTTAGTTTCCGTTTCGATTGGATCGGCTCCTTCTGATACGTCGCCATTTGAATTTTCTTGCACAACTGTGTGCTGTTCTGCATCGTTGTTACCCGATTTCGGAACAAAAAGAGTTATGATCATAATGATTGATATAACAAGTGCGGCAATCCAAAGCCCCTTCTTGCGCTTTTTGTTTTTATTCTTAACAGCGTCGATTATAATTAAAATAATCGAGATTATGGATAAAGGTGCAAATATTAAACTAAAAAGTGAAACAACAAAAGCAGCTATGCTCAACCCTGTGTTTGTTTTTTTTGTGGTATCGCTCGTCTGGAGCTGGTCGTTCAAATTCTGCTGGCTCCCATTTAATAAATCGTTTGGCGCTCCGCAGTTTGGACATGTAGCTGCCTTTTCTGAGTATTCTTTCCCGCATTCGGGGCATTTGATAAGTGCCATTTTCTTATCCTCCTCATATGATATTTTGTTTGTTGATCGCCGCAGCGATATAACCGTGTGTAACATTCTGTCAAACCCTGCGCTGGCTGTCGTTTTTTGCCGCGTAGGTTCGACGCTTCACCGCGTTTCCCTGTACGCATCTGTTGAAATATATATTACCTTGTGTTAATATATAATCAAACAAATGTTCGTGTTGGGAGGGATGCACGATGGACTACAAACAGCTCATTAAAAATATGGTCGATGAGATTAACAATGAGGTCTTTTTAAAAAAGATATATTCATTTGTTAAAGTTTTCATCGAAAAGTAAGGGGTGGGAGCAGCTTTTAAGGTTGCTCCCTTTCCTTATATTTTGTTGCCATTGCATAGGCGATTTTCCGCAGCGCTTCCTTTGATGTTTCGTCAAGCTCCATATATACCTCTATCAAGTCCTTTATAAAGGTGTCGTCGCCCTTTGAGATCTGTCCGAGGTATCCTTCCAGTTTGTCACTTGCAGGTAGGTACATCGGTTCATTCCCATTCCTGATCCAGTCTTCATTTACGCCGAATTCTCTGCATATTGAGAATATGATAGCATTTGTAGGTTCGCGCCGCCCAATTTCATAATTTGCAATGCTGTTTCTTGCTAAGCCCAGTCGTTTTGCAAACTCTTCTTGTGTATATCCAAGTTCTGATCTCAATATTTTCAAGCGTTCTTTCATTATCTATCACCACCTTCCTGCCTTTACACTTATCATATCAGAAAAAAGTGCCATTGTCAACAAAATAGTTATTGACAAGAGTGCCAATGGGACGTATAATTGTGTCATAAGATACAAAGCGAGGTGATAAAAGTGAACATGTTGAAAGACGTAATAACAGCGGATGAGCAGGAAGAAATCAAGGAATTTGTTTCCATTCTCCTGCTTCTTCCGAAAGAAGACCGGGCGGTGCTGCTTTCTAACGCGAACGCTTTCCGGGTTCGCAGAGACTTAGAAAAAGCAGTAAGCGGCGAAGAGGGGAGGTGAGAGAAATGAGCGAGTATTTAAATAGGGAATGTGACCGTGTCCCTAAATTTCGAATGGAAATGACAGGGAAGCGGGGCGTTGAAATCTGGATTGACGGGGTAAATATATCACAGGGAGTTCGCAGTGTTACATTTTCAGCGGAAGGCTGTGAAAAATCTCCGGTATTAAATCTTTCGCTTGACGTTGGAGATTTCAGTTTTTTGCCTGAACGAAACCTAATATCAAGGGCAGAGACAAAAAAACAATCCACTACCCTTGATACTATTAAGGATTCTGTTAGAGAAGCGTTAGAGAAGTGAGTATGACATTATAACCCACTGACGATTCACAGAGATGAATCCGGCTTGTTCTAACTCATCCAGATAACGTTCTAAATATTCAGGAGGGAATCCAAAAGAGCAAAAATCTTCATCATGGAAGTGATTATTTTTTCGTTCTCGGTTTTCTCTCATAAAATTTAGAAGTTTTTCAGAATTTGTCTGCATAGAATTGCTCCTTTCTTTTGTACTCGGCTCTGGCGGGAGCCTGTGAGTACAGTATAGGACGGGGATAAGCAGGAAGCAAGAGATAGGAGGTATGGACATTAACGAAAGAGAAGACAGCTTTGCAGTAGAAGTAATCGAAGAAGCAAAGCAGGAGACAAAGAGATGGCGCATAGCGTGGGAAATCACGATGGCCGCGCTGATTTTATCAAATCTATATTGGATGTGGAGGTGAAAGAGATGCCGAAAACAAAAGCACTTGGGGTGTATGCGGACCGCAAAGAAGCCGTCCGGCGCGTCATCAATGTCGGACTGGCACGCAGCGGGCTGACAGGGAAAGACCTTGACCGCCGGAACATAATAAACAGAAACACCCTCGTAAAGCGGAAAGCAGAGGGTGAAACAATCCGGTTGGGAGAGATATGGGCGCTCGACAGGGTATTACATTTTACAGATGACGAGATTTTGCAGATGTTCGGGAGAGGAGGTGAGAAATGGTGTGGATATCGCCGTTTTGGTGCGGAGTAATAGTAGGGGCAGCGGTTGAGCTTACTCTACTGATAATAGCATCCGTATGGTACAGCAAAAAGAAAGGGAGGAGGTAAGAGCGATGCCGAAGCAGCTGCGGCGCTGAGGTGGGAGATTATCCAGCCGGAAAGGAGATGAAAGTGAAGATGGACAAGTCTGATATATGTATGATGGCTGGAACAACGCTGGTCATGGCAGCCCTGATCATGTGGGAGACGTTTGGCATGATGATCACGCCGACGGTACTGACGGTCGCCGCCGCCGGCTGCTTTGTGGCAACAGTGCTGTGCGCGGCACGCGAAGAAGAATTAAGAAGCCGGAAAAGAAAAAGGCGCTGAACCGACCAAAGTACCAGCGCCAATGAAAAATATTACGCCTTTAGTATAAGGCGGGAATGGAGAGAATGCAATGATTAAATCAGAAAACGGAGAAGTAACCATAAAAGGATCGGGCTGGGATGTCCTTGCGGATTTTTCGGTGGCATCTGCAGTTGTGACCGAAACGCTTTTAAATAGTGGCGTTCCCAAAAGAACGGCAAAGGATGTTTTGCAGAAAGCGCTGAATGTGGGCATGAAAGAAGCATTTGACATAAAGCGTGAGACAATGCCGGAAATGGATGAAATCGAGAAAGCAATGGATGAGCTTTTTGAGAGATTTCAGAGATGTCTGAAGGAGTGACATGTATACAGGTCAGAAATAATCCGGAGAGAATGCAAGCCCGACAATAGATATGAAAGCAAAAGCGCAAAAGCGCATGAAAAGAATTATGCAGGCAATGCAGGAGACTGAACAGGAGGTAAGAGAAGAAAATGAGTACATTGTATGAAATCACAGGCCAGTATCTGGCACTGTATGAAATGCTGGAATCAGCGGATGAGCTGGAGATGAAAGTTATCACGGACACCCTGGAAGGAATGGATGGGGAGCTGGAAGAGAAGGCAGATGCTTATGCCAAGATCATGACAGAGCTGGATGCAGAGGCAGCAAAGTTTGAAAAAGAGGCAGACCGTCTGGCAGAACGTGCTGGGCAGCTGCATTCCAGAAGCAAGCTGCTGAAAGACCGGCTGCGCAGCGCAATGATCCTCTGCAACCGGAAAAAAATTAAAACAGACCTGTATTCCTTTGCAATCTGCAAAAACGGAGGAGCTGCTCCGTTGGAAGTCGATGAAACTGCAGTCACGGACGATTATATGAAAAAGATTCCGGACACGGCAAAGATCCGGGAAGCACTGACTGCCGGCAAGACGCTGCCGTTTGCAGAACTGAAAGAGCGCGGAGAGCATCTGCGAATTAAGTAGGAGGCAGGCATGAATAAATTCAGAGAACTGAGATCAGATGAAATTGAGTGCCGTGTGTCCACTGTAAAAGAGAGCGGATGTTCGCTCCTGCTGTACAAGGATGCTCGCTGTGATATGAATATCCTTGACGAGACTGTAGGTGCGATGAACTGGGAACGAAGCCATACCCGTGATAATGCAAATTGTACAGTAAGGATCTATGATGGCGAAAAGCAGATGTGGATTGCAAAAGAAGATACAGGGATGGAGTCATTTTCCGCCAAGGAAAAAGGCCTTGCGTCAGATAGCTTTAAGCGTGCCTGTTTTAACTGGGGCATAGGACGAGAGTTGTATACAGCGCCGTTTATATGGATTCCATCGGATAAAGTGCAAATATCTGGGACAAAGCCTAAATTTACAACATACGATCGTTTCCATGTCACGCAGATCATCTATAAAGATTCCCGGATTGTGGCACTTGCTATAAAAAATGCCTCCATTAACAAAATGGCTTTTGTGTATGATATAAGGGACAAAGGAAAATCATGAATGCGTTTGTGAGGATAGAAAAGTACAAGGACACCGAAAAGGGGACAGACTTAATTATCTCCGTCCCGATTAAAGGCCTCGGCGAAGTCCTCAGCAAAAAAAAGATTAAGGATGCAGAAATCCGGCTGGATGATGGACGGCATATATCCGCCGAGCAGCGTAAAAAGGCATATGCGACGATCCGGGACATAGCATCTTATACTGTCTATCTTCCAGAGGAGCAGAAGGAGTGGTTGAAATACTTACATATCGTGAAAACAGGATGCGGATATTTTAGCCTTGCAGACTGCTCTATGGATACGGCGCGGGAGTTTATTAACACCATATTGGAGTACGCGGTGGAAAATGGAATCCCATTAACGGATAACGCTGTGGAACGTACCGATGATATTAACCGATACCTGTATTTTTGTATAAAGCATAAAAAATGTGCGATATGCGGAAGAGATGGGGAAATACATCATTGGGATGCTATCGGCATGGGAAACAACCGCAATACCCTAGACGATTCGGACCATCGAAAGATATGCCTATGCCGGGAGCATCACACAAATGCGCATCAGCGTGGGAGGGAGAGCTTCCAAAAAATGTATAAAGTATATGGAATTATCTACAAGGAGGATGAGGAAAACGAACAGCAGGAACAAGGGCGCGAGTGGAGAACGAGAGCTTGCGCGGAAACTGAAGGAATACGGCTATGAAGCGCGCAGAGGGCAACAATACTGTGGTTCGAACGGCGACGCTGATGTGGTTGGGCTACCGGGGATACACATCGAATGCAAGCGGGTAGAGCGCCTGAACCTGTATGATGCTTTGGCGCAGTCTGTTGCGGATGCAAAGACAGACGAGAAGCCGACCGTATTCCATCGAAAAAATAATTGCGGCTGGCTCGTTACCATGAGATTTGAAGATTTTATGGAGTTATACGGAGATAGCCAGTGATGGGTTGAAACACCCGCCAAAAGGCGAAAGAAACTACTGATTCGGGACTTGTTGGGGAGTATATATCACGGACATGACGGGGACCTCCTGTTACCCCAGCGCCGGGGGAAAACGGCGCATCCCCCACATGGAGAAAGATAATGAACATTTTAGATCACATCCCGACCGGACACAAAAATGCTGTTTCCAGACGTTGGCTGCAGACCACAACGCACATGAGTGATCGGATGGTGCGGCGGCTGATTGCGGAAGTAAATAAAAACGATTGCGACGCAGAATTGATTATCAATCTGCAAGACGGCAAAGGGTACTTTAGACCGGCGGAAGATGAAAAGAATCTGGTTCGCAACTGGATGGCAATAGAAAGCTCCCGAACGGCGGAGAATCGCATGAATGTGGATGCAGCGAAACGGTATCTACGAAAAGATAAGAAGCCACTGGAAAACGAGTTGGAAAAGAACCAGGTCACAATGGACGAATGGCTTGCGAGCCTGAATGGAGGCGGATAAGATGCCAAACAGGATTTTAAAAGAAAGCATCTGCCGATCAGATACGATTGACCAATTAACCTGGTTTGAAGAAGTCCTGTTCTACCGTCTGATCGTATCGTGTGACGATTACGGGAGATTCGACGGAAGGCCTGCGATTATCCGCGGGACATGCTTTCCGCTAAAGGATATTACAAATAAGACGATTGCTGATGCCCTGCAGAAGTTGACGTCTGTAGGCTTGGTCCGAGAATATTACGTTCAGGGACGACCGTACTTACACATGGTAACTTGGGGAGATCACCAGCAAATTAGAGCAAAGAAAAGCAAATATCCAGCGGAAGAAAGCAACTGTGAGAATCTGATATCATTTGATATCAAGTGCAATCAAGCGATTGCAGAGGATTGCAATAGTCCCCGTAATCCAATCCAATCCGAATACGAATCCAAAACAATATCGAGCGAGGAACCAGAGCGGTTTGAGGACTTTGCTGCAGCTTACCCGAAAGCAGGGGCAGACCTGCCGGGAGTGGCTGTGGAATACTTAAATACCCTGCGGATGGGTGTAACTGCGAATGATCTTGTACAGGCAGCGCAGAACTACGCCGAAGCCTGCCAGATACGCGGGACGCAGCCACAATATGTACTGAACGCTGAAAATTTTCTGCGAAAATTGAAATTTGATGAGTATCTGCCAGAAAAGTACAAGAAGCCGAAGCCGCCAAAGCGGCAGCAGACCAGCGTTGACCAGTATAACCAATTCATGAAAGTAGACTACGACATGGACAGCCTGGAAGCTGCCCTACTGGGAAAGTGAGGCTAGTATGAGAGCAACAAAGGATTGTGCCTATCCGGTCTGTGAGACCTGCCAGCATCCAGACTGCATAATGTCTGGCACGGATATAAGGGCGCTGTTAAAGCGTCGGCAGCGGCAGGCAGATCCGGAAGCATACCGGCAGAAGCAGCGGGACTACAGGAGCAAGATAAAAGCAACGCTGCCGCACTGCGATGGCTGCGAATCCTGCGTACTGGTCCGCAAGGAGAAACAGGACGGATACCGGCGGCTGTGCATCGCAGATATGCGACTAATCGAGCAGAAAGTGGCAAACAGTCCGCAGTGGTGCAGGAAGAGAGGAAAGCGGAATGGGACGAAAGATAATCTTGTACGACCTGTACAAGAACGATGAGTACCAGGGACGGTACAAAGCAAAAGAGCTTATGTATTTGCTGGGCATGTCCCGCGAGACCATAGCCAGCCGCGTATACCACGGCGTAAAGGCAAAAGACGGCTACGAGATTATGAGAGCGGAGCCGGATGGATGGGCAGAGAGCTGGGAGCGGGCATGTGCGCCGCTAAGGAGGTAAACATGGACAAAATTGGATATAAGGCTTTTAATCCCGGTATGATTTTCCGGGGCAAACAATACGAGGAAAATGCTGTGTTTGAAGAGCCGGAAGCAAAAATTTGCAATACTGGCATGCACTACTGCAAGAATCCGTTTGATGTGCTTGAGCATTACGGGTTTGTAAACGATAACGCTGAAATAAACGAGTTCGCGGAAGTCGAAGCGCTTGCGGACGAAAAAACGGACGACGGACGCAAATTTTGTACTACAAAATTAAAAATTGGCGCGAAGCTCTCAATACATAATTTTGTGAATGAATTTGTTGAATTTACATTAAAACGAACAAATGGAGAGAGCGCTGCAACCAACACGGGAAACTGGAGCGCTGCAACCAACACGGGAGACCGGAGCGCCGCAACCAACACGGGAAACTGGAGCGCTGCAACCAACACGGGAAACTGGAGCGCCGCAACCAACACGGGAGACCGGAGCGCCGCAACCAACACGGGAAAAGACGGCGTGGCCGTATCGTGGGGAAGACGCGGAAAAGCAAGAGGAGAAAAAGGCTGTTATCTGGTCCTTGCCGAGTATGACGATTCTAACAATTTAGTTTGTGCAAAGATGGAAAAAGTGGACGGTGAGCGCATAAAAGAAAATACGTTTTATACGCTGAAGAATGGAGAATTTGCAGTGGCAGAGGAACAGGGAGCGGAAAAGTGAGCCGCTCAGGAGGTAAAAATGCGAAAGATTATAACTGTATTAGTAGTTCTGACAGGCGTGCTGTTGTACCGGATTTATAAAGCCGGAGAAAGCATCGTCCTGGAGCAGAATATTGACAGGATAGGACAAAGGAGACAGGACAATGGCAATATGGATTAAAAAGTCGCCGGACGCCGAACCGGTATGGATGGCGGCAGATAACCGGATCATGGAGCTGGCGATCTCGATCGAACAGTGTGCAGGCTTCGCACCGGATGCGGATAGGCTTCGGAAAATCCGGGAGTGGGCAACAGAGATTGTTTGCCAGTGCGACATGGTGGAGCGTGTTCAGGAGCAGGCAGAACCAACATGGAAGAGTGAGCTGCAGGATGCGTTCCTGCGGGGCAGCAGGGTATAAATAAAAATCGAAAGGATATCTTATGAAAACATATAAGGGATTTAATAAAAACATGACTGCTAAAAATGGATTCCAATACGAAGAAGGAAAAGAATGCGAAGAGGAAAAAGCCGTCGCTTGCGAGTGCGGTTTCCACGCGTGCGAATATCCTTTGGATTGTTTTAGATATTACAGCCCAGAAAGCAGCGTTTACCATGTCGTAGAACAAAGCGGCGAATTTAGTAAAAACAACGATGATTCGAAAGTGGCATTCACAAAAATCAAGATTGGAGCAGAAATTTCAATCGCTGGTCTTGTCAAAGCGGCAATTGAATATACAAAGGAAAGAGCAGATCCTGAATCCTCTGCGACGGGCGACTACGGAGCATCCTCCGCGACAGGCGACTACGGCGCATCCTCCGCAACAGGCTACAAAGGAGCATCCTCCGCGACAGGCGACTACGGAGCATCCTCCGCGACAGGCAACTGCGGCGCATCCTCCGCAACAGGCTACAAAGGCAGTGCGATTGCTGGAGACCCGGAAAGCATTGCAGTAGCTTGGGGATACAAAGGAAAAGCCAAAGGCGTTATTGGTTCGTACCTTGTTCTCGCGGATTGGGAAGGAAACGAAAATAATTTCTGGACACAGGAAGAATGGTCATTAAAAGGCGCAAAGATGGTGCGCGTAGACGGAGACAAAATTAAAGCTGACACATGGTACGCGATGGAAAACGGGGAAATTGTGGAAGCGGAGGAATAGTAAATGCACGACTCATCTTTGCGAATGGGAAGAAATTCGAAGATTATAAGCGGTAAATTTTTATAAAAATATGGAGGTTATAAACATGACGTTTAATGCAAAACAAATACATCGTGGTCAGTACAGAACGTTCGGAGATTTTTTCCGGGTTTGGGAAATCGAAACAGATATGCCCAAAGAAACCGTGATCGATAAGTGCTTTTCGGAACTTTCCCAAAAACGACTTCCAGAAGAAAAAGAATGGCGCAGAGAAGTCAGATACGGATGCGGGCATTTTGGGGATGCGGACTACTTCTTTAGGGGATACTACAGCATCGAAACAATTAAAGGTGGTTTCCGGTTCACCGTTTGCGAACCGTATGAGGATTAAAATTTAAGGATAAATCGAAAGGAGACGGAGCTTCCCGGGAAGATGTCCCGGCGGAGCAGATGCAATTACCTTTTACGAGGGATATAAATGTATAAAAACGCATAGGGCTACCGCGATGAAACAGCCTGGCGCGCAATCATCGCGGTAGCAAGAGAAGAGAGAATAAAGCGCAGGAAGCTGCAGGAGGACAAGAATATGGGAACAGAAAATAAAACTGGAGAGGTTTGGAGAACACGAACTGTCACAGGAACAGAGAAGATCGTGCTGGTGGTAGCAGACCACGGGGCAATGGCGTATGTAATTCATCTGGCAGAAGAGGGTACGCATACAGATATCGAAGTAAACTGCGATGGGCTGCGGTACGGTTCCAGCGATCGAATGTATTATGTGCCATCCAGAAGTTTTGAGGAATACCTCCGTAAGAATGGGAGATGTGTTAATACTCTCAGCCTTTGCTGGGGTGTTGCCTATGATTTTTTTCACGATTGGTGATTAGCCAGATGTATTTTGCAAAGGCGAAAATGAGCATTTAAAGGAAGGAAAAGAACTATGAAAAATTGGAAATTACCATTGATTATTGTAGGAGTAGTAGTGGCAGTAGTTTTGTTGTGTGTGTTTGGAGTGCAGTCAGTACAGAATCGGGCAATCAGTCTGGAAGAATCGGTCTATACCGCTGAATCTGACATTAAAGTGCAGGAGAAACGCAGGGTTGACTTGGTTTATAATCTGGCAGACTGTGTAAAACAGTATGATCGGCATGAATCAGAAACATTGACTGGACTTGCAGATGGAATGAGCGAAGGGAACAGTGTAGAAGATGTAAATACTGTGATCGCGGCAGTTACATATGCTTATCCAGAGTTGAAAAGCAATGAGAATTATAAGCAACTCATGAATGAATTGTCTATTACCGAAAACATGCTTGCCCAGTACCGGGAAAATTACAATAAATCCGTAACAGCTTATAACAGGTATGTAAAGAAGTTTCCAGCAAGAATCTTCCTCGACTGGACAGGCTATGAGGTTTTGAAATTTCAGCGGTTGGATTATCAAGCACCAGTTGACGCACCGCAGGATTTATTTGGAGAATAGCTTATGGAAATAACCAAGCGCGAAATCATCATCAGCGTTGCAATCGCCGCCGTTATGCTAATAGTCGGTTTCTTTATATCTGGAAAAATAACTGATATGCAGAACGATAAGAACGCCGAATACCAGAAGGCAGTGCATATTGAGGACTCTGAATTATTTCGGTATGGCATGGACACAAATGTTGGAAATGCTTTTGTGTATGGAGATTTGCAAGCGGTTGATACAGTGACTTTTGATGAGATTGGCGGGGAATATCTTCATGTTAAAAAGATAGAAGAACGATATGAACGCCATGAAAGAGAAGTGACAGAAACAGATTCAGAAGGTAAAAAGCACACAAAAGTAGAAGTATACTATGAATGGGAAATCGAGGACAGAGAAAGCAAACATTCCGAAAATATTATGTTTTGTGGTATCGAATTTCCGTATGATAAAATCCCGTATTCTCTGGACAATCACATAAAGACAATAAATTCTGACAGAGAGTACAGTTGGAAGTCAGGGGAATATGTAAAGGTACGATTCAAGTATTATGGAACACCCGTTAAGCACACTGGCACGATATATACCAGATTATCAGATGGAACTATTTCTGACAGTTCACAATTTTTTAAGGACTATACCATTAAGCAAGCATTAGATAGTTGCACTTCTGGTATTGGAAATATAATGTTCTGGTCGTTTTGGATAATTCTGATGATTGCGATTGTGATTTGGTTTTGCTATTTGGATAATAGGTGGTTAGAAGATTAAATTAACGAAACAGAGGGGAAGCCGCAGAATGTATCACCTAACCGGCCAGCTCCGGCGCGCCAGCTTGTGTGCTGGTTCCCTCTGTCTACACAGATAAATCCTGCGGGACTGGGATAGGGTAACAAAAAAATAAAGCAAAAAGAAAGAAGGTGGGGAATGTGGGAACAAGGGACACATACTTTAATGGTTACGGTCTGACATACAATGAGGTAAAAAAAATAGAAGACAAGTGCAAAAACGCAAAGGGTAGGGAATTGGAACTGCTGCTTCTGGCTGCGGAAAGCGCATATGCAGAGTTGGCGCAATATCTGTTTTTTAGCCTGACATCAGGGCTGGGGTATGACAACATCTCAAAGATATGCAACATCCCTATCGGGAGGAAAGATTTTTATGGGTATCGCAGGAAAACGATATATATATACAACAGCTATATGATACTGGAAGGACATGCAATCGTGTAAAAGGGGTACGCGGATCAGGAAACGAGAATGGTAAAATAGAATAAGAACTGTATGGGGGTGTGATATGAATTGTAATGCCGTCATTAAAAAGCTTCAGCGCGCCATACTGTCAACAAGGCTCGTAATCAAAATTTCTACCAGCCAGTTTTACAGCGAAGAGCAGGACAGGATGATAACGATGTGGATCTTAACAACACCTACACTTCAAAACGGGCGGAACGGATGGAGGATGAAGGACTACGAGATATTGCGAACAGCGAGCGCGATTGAGGCGGTAAAGTGTTTGGCGGACATATGGGAACAGACGAAAGGATGGGGACAGGATGATTAGAGAAATGATACCGTGGTATCTTTCCGCGTCAGGAATGATAATAGCATTCCTACTCTGGCTTATGATCGGGACGAAGAGTGACGTGATAAAAATCATATGTCAAATTGGGATTATATCGCTTTCCCTGGTGGTATTTTTTGTCTCATAAAGAAGTAGAGGACGGTGAGAGAATGCTAACACCAAAGCAAAAGGCATTTGCGGATGAATATTTGAAGAATGGCGGGAATTTATCCGATGCGGCCAGAAAAGCCAAATATTCTGATGCAGTCATTAAAAATGCAAGAAAAAATATCTTGGAAAAGCGTGGAGTTTCAGCATATATAGCAGAACGGCAGGCGGAAATCGAAAAACAAGCCGGAAGAGATATTATGTCTCTGACAGAAATTCAGGTACGTCGATCCAAAATTGCAAATGGCCTTTTGACGGATTCCTTTGGATTTGCCCCTGATTTTTCCGACCAACTTAAGGCGATGAACGACCTTGAAAAAGCGTTAGCGATAAAGGAAGAACAGGATGCAAAAGAAAAGGCAGCAGAAGCCGCCAAAAATTCAAAAGATTATCATATAGACCTTGATGTGATTGCAGATGTGTTTCACCCGATGATACGGGATGTAAGGAAAGGGAGACATTCAGAATATGTTTTGCCTGGGGGACGAGGTTCAGCCAAGTCCTCCGCGATTTCCTGCATTATACCGGAGTTAATAAAGAATAATCCGAATATGCACGCACTTGTGTTACGGAAAGTTGGGAATACTATCAAAGATTCCGTGTACGCACAAATGAAATGGGCGATTGCAAAGTTGGGATTGGAAGATAATTTTCGTTTTAAAGTATCCCCGTTTGAGATTACGCATATTCCGACCGGGCAAAAAATATATTTCCGTGGAGCTGATGACCCGTTGAAAATCAAGTCAATCAAGCCGGAATTTGGCTATATCGGTATTTTATGGATGGAAGAATTAGACCAATTTGCGGGGCCGGAGGAAGCCAGAAGCATACAGCAGTCAGCTATCCGTGGCGGAGACAAGGCATATAGATTCAAGTCATTCAACCCTCCTAGAAGTAAGAATAACTGGGCGAATAAATATACGAATGAAGCGGAAACAAAGAATGACGATGCTATGGTGGTTAGAAGCACATACCTTGATGTAGATCCAGACTGGCTAGGAGCGCAGTTTATCAGTGACGCCGAACATCTGAAGGAAGTCAATCCAGATGCGTATGATAATGAGTACATGGGGAAGGCAAACGGAAACGGCGGAAACGTCTTTGAATATCTGGAATTACGGGAAATCACAGACGAGGAAATCTCACACATGGATAGAATATATCAAGGCGTGGATTTCGGTTGGTATCCAGACGCATATGCTTTTATTCGGGCGTATTACGACAGCACAAGAGAGAAAATCTATTTTATTGACGAAAACTATGTGCATAAGACGAGCAATGAGTTGACGGCACAGTGGATAAAAGAACAGGGATACGATGATTACCGGATCATCTGCGACAGTGCCGAGCCTAAGTCAATCAATGACTATAGAGATATGGGACTTCCGGCAACGGGGGCTGCAAAGGGACCGGGTAGCGTGGAGTATGGTTTTAAGTGGTTACAGCGGCGCACAATCGTTATTGACCGCCACCGTACACCGAATGTCTATGATGAGTTTACAAAGTATGAGTATGACAGGGATAAGGACGGGAACATCATCAGTGGATATCCAGAAGGACAGGCAGACCACACTATAGCGGCCACACGGTACGCATTTGAGCCATTATTTAACAGGCGGGGCAATACGGCATAGGTGATACAGAAATGGGAATTTTATCAGCAGTAAAAAGGTGGATAGGCATGATTTTTAAAAAGCAGGCGGAGAAAGATTTTAGGGTAAAGGATACCACGTCAGCGCGGATGATGGCAAAGGTTGTAGAGTGTGCCAACATCTACCGCGGTGCGCCATACTGGCTAGACGCAGAAAACCGAATAAAGACTATAAATTTTGCAAAGGCGGTATGCTCCGAAACGGCGCGGCTCGTCACGCTGGGGATTAAAATCCAGGTTGACGGCGGCGCACGCGGGGCGTGGTTGCAGGAGCAGATTGATAAAGCCTATTATAGCCTGCGCCATTGGGTAGAGTATGGCTGTGCTTATGGCACGGTAATCATAAAGCCTAATGGCAGCGGGCTTGATATGTTTACTCCTATGGATTTTATCGTGACGGAGCAGGACGAGAACGGAAATATAACGGGCGTTGTGTTTAAAGACAGCTATGCGGCTAACGACAAGTTTTATACGCGTCTGGAATACCATAGGTTTGTCGAGATGCGGACGGAGGCGGGCGTGGTATACCCGTATGTTATATCAAACAAGGCGTATGTATCAAAGAGCAGCGAATCCCTCGGCGATCCTATCCCGCTGGCACAGACAAAGTGGGCAAATTTGCTAGAGGAAACGCCGCCGATTCTCAAGGGCGGGAACGAAAGACTTGATTCCCCCATGTACGGAGTGTTCCGCACCCCTGCTGCCAACAACGTAGACCTTTCATCTCCGCTGGGAATGCCGGTATACGCGGAAGCCATCGAAGAGATGAAAGACCTTGACATCGCATACAGCCGGAACGCCGGGGAGATATATGACAGCGAAAAAATAATCCTGGCAGATGATCGGCTGATGTTTGACAGCGGGAAAAACCTTAACGGGCGCATCCCAGACGTTAAACTGCCGCATTATGTAAAAAACGTGTTCGGCAACAGCCCGGAAGAGTTTTACCAGGAGATTACGCCACAGCTCAATACAGCCACACGCCTTGACGGAATCAATGCTCTCCTGTCCCAGATAGGGTATAAATGCGGGTTCTCGAACGGCTATTTTGTCTTTAACGAAGCGAGCGGCATCCAAACGGCGACAGGCGTGGAAGCGGAGCAACAGCGAACCATCCAGTTTATCAAGGATGTGCGGGACAAGTTGGAAAGTTGCCTAAATGATGCAATATATGCCATGTCGGTGTATGCAGATTTGTACGCGCTTGCCCCTGTCGGGGTTTATGAAGTGGTATACGACTTCGGGGACATCACATACAACCGCGAGGAGGATCGGGCACGCTGGTGGAGCTATGTCGCACAAGGAAAGGTGCCCGCGTGGATGTATTTCGTCAAATTTGAGGGCATGACAGAGGACGATGCGAAGGCAATGGTGACGGAAGCCCAGCCGAAGGAAACGGGGCTGTTCGGGGAGGAATAAGCATGGATTTTGCGATTGTAGGACAGGGGATCGGAGACATCGGACGCGTTGAGAATCGCTGGAATGAACTCTTTGATTCTTTGAAAAATGTAGAAAACGCGGTCAAAGAAATTGTAAGAATGCTGCGGGAAGTCTATGAAAAAATAGAAAGAGCAGTCGATGAAGTTATGATTGAATGGGAGAGACGGCGAAAGACACGAAGGTATATGGCATTAAAGGTCTTGAGTGTGTATACAGAGACAGATATGTTGGATATTAGGAGACTGTTAAGACGCATATATAGGGCGCGAAGCTGCTGCTAATAAGGAGAGAGTAATGGAACCGATAACCAGAGAAGAGTATTATCTAGCAAAGATTGCAGGGACATATAAGGGCAAGACGCCCAAGCCCGTGACTATTGAAGAATACTACCTTGCGACTATGGCAGGGGATTATTCCGGCAATACCCCGCAGCCCGTCACGAGATTGCAGTATTACATGGCAAAGGTAGCAGGAGTATGGGGCGGAAGCATCCCTGCGCCTGTGACACGATTAGAATATTACTGGGCGGCGATTGCCAGCGGAGAGGGGAAAGTCTTTCCGCCTGTGACACGAGAGGAGCATTTCTTGGTGCTGGTAGCCGATGCGTACAGCGTTGTGCTCACGGTCGTTACCGGCAACCCCGCCCTCTTGGAAAATTCAAAGGGGAATCGTGGGCTGGAATCCCTTACCCTCTACGGCAAATCAACGCAGATGAACACGACTGGGGCACAGTTATTTCCATTTGAGGTAGGGAAAAAGGGCATAAATTTTGAGGTATTTGAAGATGGGATAGTGATATCCTGCAAAAAAGGAACCGATATCTATGCAGTTGGACGACCAAACGCTACGCTTGAAAGTTCATATGACGATTTCCCGTTATTAGCACCGGGAGAATATTATATTTATTCAGACAGCAAATATGTGGAATTACTTGTCACTACATTTGTAAATGGGGAATATTTAATTTTGGGAGTTTCCACAATTGGAGCTGCTGTGAAAATTAAAGTAATTGCTGGATATAAATTTCGGATATTGCTTAGATGTAGAGAAGACATTGAAACCAAGGTTAAGGCGATTATATCCAAAAGATATCCAACTGCATCCAATTACGAGCCTTACACCGGCGGCAAGCCCTCCCCGTCACAGGAGTACCCGCAGGAGATTGAAAGCGTAGGGCAGGATGGCGAGATTGAGGTTAAGACACTGGGCGCGAATCTGTTTGATGCTTCCACTGCATTAAAAACACAGATAGATGCAGGACTTCTGCATATAAACGATTCCGGAGAGGTAGTTTTAAACGGAACTTTTGGTACAAATAACCGAAATTTTTACATAACGTTAAAACCTGGGGTATATTGTCTAACAGGTGGCGCTATATGGCACATTATTGCATCTAAAGATTCCGTATTTGATCGAATATTAACAATTGATGAAGAAACAACTTATCACTGTTATATTAGTAATGGGACATATAACGAAGTAGTGTCTAATCCGATGATTAACGCAGGCTCAACCGCCTTGCCATACGAACCCTACAAGCCCGCCCAGACCCTCATCATTCCCACACCAAACGGTCTTTCTGGGATCCCGGTATCATCCGGCGGAAACTACACAGATGCAGACGGGCAGCAGTGGGTATGCGACGAGGTGGATTTTAAAAAAGGAGTGTATGTGCAGAGGGTCGCAACAGAAACACCAAAAGCAAAGTGGAAAAAATTTGAAGAAACCGCTGATGTTCCAAACAGATATTGTATTTCTGGAGCCCTTGTAAATAGATATAGGGATGGTTCGACTAAGTGTTTAATCTCACATGGTATTTATGCAAATTGGGGAATTGCTCCCGGATGGGCATTAAATTCAACAACTTTTTATTATCATCCCAAAGAAGATGTTACAAAAGAAGAGGCTAAAGAACAGATTCTTGGTTTTATAAACTCAGCCAATCCATTGACGTTTTTAGGGCAGCTTGAAACACCGATCGAAAAACCTCTTACCACAGAGCAGCTTGCCACTTATAAAGCCCTGCGAACCTACAGCCCAACAACGACCGTGGCAAACGATGCGGAAGCGGGGATGAGCGTGGGATACGCAAAGATGAAATAAGGGTACGCCATAAAATGCGGGAGGTGGTAAAATGAACCTGGATACGAAAGTTGGGGACGTGGAGATTAAGCTCGATACGTCCCGCATAGACGATAATCTGCTGGAAGCCCAGAAGCTTTTGAATATGCAGGTAGTGGCGGACAGCGCCCCCTTCGTTCCATTCCGGCAGGGTGCACTAAGAAACAGTGTAAGATATCCAGACGGGGTATACGGCGGCATCGTTGAGTATGACACGCCATATGCTCATTATTTGTACAAGGGCGTTGTGTACGGTCCGAATATCCCGCTTAAAGACGCAGAGGGGAACATCATAGGGTGGACATCCCCTCCCAGCAAAAGCCCGACGCAGAGACGGATTAAATATCACGAGCCGGGAACAACGTCTGAATGGTTCGAGGAAGCCAAAAGGCGGCATAAAGACGACTGGCTGAATCTTGTGAGAAAAACGGTGGGGAAAGAGTGATGCTGAGACCAGAGTATTTTGAAGGGAAAGCTGACCGGATATTAGAACTCTATGAACGGCTGGAAAACTTTATCCTGCGGGATATCGCCAGAAGGATTTTAAAATCCGGGAAAATCACAGCCACGGCGGACAGGTTGCTGTACAGGCTGGAGCAGTTGGGGGAAAGCCGGGATGAGATACAGCGGCGTATCATGGAACTGACAGACCTGAGCGAAAAAGAACTGCGGAAGCTCCTGCGTGGTGCCGTGCTGACATCGTGGGAAGATGATGCGGTTACACTGTCAGAAATGGGTATCGTGGCGCAGCCTCCGCTTGAAAATGCACGATACATGGCTGTTATCGAAGCAGAGTACATAAAAAGCCGAGCGGAGTTGAAAAACCTCACAAGGACGACGCTGGAGCAAAGCCAGAAAGACCTTGTGGCGCTGCTCGACGAAGCCGATGTAAGAGTGGCAAGCGGAGTGCAAAGCTATCCCGCAGCCATAGCGGATGTGCTGGATGCGTATGCAGGACGCGGCGTTATGGTGGATTACCCGACAGGGACGCGAAGGACGCTGGAATCGGCAGTACGATGCTGTGTAGTAACGTCAATGAACCAGACGGCGGCGCAGCTGACAAATAGGTATATCGTGGGCAGCGGAACAGAGTATGTGTTGACCTCGGCGCACCTCGGGGCAAGAGTAAGGCGCGACGGGCAGCCCTTGCTTGCGGGTCATGACGAATGGCAGGGACGTGTATTTAAAATTGACGGAAGCGAGCCTGGATATCCGAACCTGCTGGAATCGACGGGGTATGATATTGATCTGACCACGGGAGAGGGCAGGGTTGTGGATATGAGAGGGCTGCATGGCTATAACTGTCGTCACGGTCATATGTTGTTTGACAAGCGGATGAAGAATCCGTGGAGGGACGCAGAAGGGAATCTGCTGGATGGAAGCGGAAATAAAATTACCGATGCTGAAAATCTAAAACGGTATGAGGACAGCCAGAAGCAGCGATCTATGGAGCGCGGAATCCGAAAGACGAAACGTCAGCTGATAGTAAAACAGGAAGAGCTTGCATGGGCGTCCGACACGGAACGGGAAAAGCGCCAGCAGGAATATGATAAGCTGGCTTACCGATTGCAGGGACAGAACAGGGCTTATAGCCAGTATTGCGAAGAACATGGATTACAGCCGCAGTATGATCGGAATGCATTAGCGGGATTTGGATACCCGCAGCAAAAGGCAGCAAATAAAGGGGCAAAAAGATATGCGGAGAACGAACCGATTTGAATATTACAATCCAAACCCCTCGAAATGGCAAAGAGTAGGGGATTGCACTGTGCGCGCATTGTGCAAGGCTTTAGGGCAAGATTGGGATACAGTTTATGTAGGTTTGTCCGTGTATGGTTTTTCGTTGTCTGACATGCCAAGTGCTAATAGAGTCTGGGGCGCGTATCTGCGCGAGAACGGATTCCGCCGGTATATCGTAGACGACCACGGACAGCATGTTTACACGGTAGATGATTTTTGCCGAGACCATCCAGCAGGGACGTATGTGCTCGGGATAGACGGCCATGTGGTGTGCGTCAAAGATGGACATTACTGGGACACATGGGACAGCGGTCAGGAGATACCGATATACTACTGGGAGCGATAGATAGGCGCTATGGAAACGATACAGGCTATACATCTTAATCTGGCACAGACACAATAACACAATAAGGGGAGTAATTTTGAAGGTATGTGATTTTACAGTATTTGAGTTGGATTTTTTCCGCGAATACTGCAATTTTACACCTGATGAACGGCAGCTTTTTGAATTACGGACGCAGAATATCCCGCTGGAAAGATGTGCGGAGATGATGAACGTGAGCGTGTCCACTGTGAAAAGAATGAGCCAGCGAATAAACAAAAAGATAATACGGGTATGCTGATTTGATACTTTTGTAAGCCTTTGATGAACTGTCAGAGGCTTATTTTTTATGCCATAATTTAGCTATAGAAAGTTATTGAATTAGTCATAGGAGGCGCAGGCATGGCATTACCATATCAAGGGTATGGCTATAATCCGTATCAGTATGGACAAGTAAATCCGCTACAGCCGCAGATGGACAGGCTGGCGCAGATGCAGGCTCAGTATCAGCAGCCACAGCAGGTAAATCAGGGGATCCTGTGGGTGCAGGGCGAGGCTGGAGCTAAATCTTATCTTGTCGCTCCAAATACAAGCGTCCTTTTGATGGACTCCGAAAACTCTAATTTTTATATAAAGACTACCGATGCCGCCGGGATGCCGACGCTCCGCACCTTTGCTTACAAAGAGGTCACGGTGGGCGCGAAAGAGCCACAGAAACAGGAGGAAGTGAACTTAGACGATAAATACGTTACTCGGAAAGAATACGACGATTTGAGAAGCAAATATGAAGAATTATATAGTTATCTCGAAACGGCAACAAAGCCGGAAGGAGGCAGACATGGCGAATCCCTTGTTTGAGGCCCTGAATGGTAATAGAATGGCCGGAATGCTGGAACAGTTCCAGCAATTCCGAAAAGAGATGGAGGGCAGAAATCCGAATGAAGAGATTAACAGGCTGTTGCAGTCTGGCAAAATAAACCAGCAACAGTTAAATCAAGCCCAGCAGATGGCGCAGCAGATGCAGGGTATGTTTAAAGGCTTTTTTAAATAGTACACAACCGGGTGCACACGGTTTTGTAAATACATTATCGAAGGAGATAATTACTATGACAGACGGTTTAACCGCTTCTGATGTTGCCGTATTAACCGGCGGCACAGGAAAAAATGACGGCTTCGGCGGAGATTGGGGTGCATGGATTATCCTTTTCCTGATTTTCGGTATGTTTGGCTGGGGCGGCTTCGGCGGCTGGGGCGGAAATGGTGGAGGAGCAAATTCTCCTGCATTTCAGGGTTATGCAACCCGTGCCGATATCGACGCAGCGCTTTCCACGCAGGGAATCGAAAACGGGATCCAGAACCTTTCCGGCCAGCTTTGCAACGGCTTTGCTGGCGTAAACGCCAACCTGTCAAATCTGGGTTATCAGATGCAGCAATGCTGCTGCGATACCCGTGAGGCTATTGCTGGCGTAAACTACAACATGGCAGCCCAGACAAACATCCTACAGAATACCGTAAACAACGGATTCCGCGATGTAATTGACGCGCAGAACGCCGGAACACAGCGCATCATCGACCTGTTTACACAGGACAAGATACAGTCTTTGCAGACCGAGTTACAGTCCGCACAGCTCCAGCTGTCTAACAACGCACAGACAAACAGCATCTTAAATGCTTTGAGACCTACACCCGTTCCGTCTTATCCGGTCATGTCCCCGTACACGTCCATCGTAAACCCGACAGGCTTTAGCTTTGGCGCCGGATGTGGCTACGGAGGCAACACGGGATGCGGATGTTAAAACTTCAGACGGAGTATCTTCGTGGCATTATTTTGCCATGATGTTCGGCTGATGCCGTTATTCACAAAAAGGGGCAGGCTGAGAACGTCTGCCCCTTTTGAAATGAAGGGAGAATAAAATGATTGAGTTAGTAAACACAACGCCGGTCACGGTCCCAGTAGGGCAGTCCATCCCGTTTTCGGCAGTGGCAACAAAGGGCGGATGCGCAGAAAGACACAGGGCTGGAAGCGCGCAGATAACGCTTGTAAAGCCCGGTAGATATCTGATCACATTTTCCGGGAACGTCGCAGTACCGACTGGGGAAACGGTAGGAGAAGTGGCGCTGGGAATTGCCAGAGATGGGGAAATCCTCGGCGGCACGGTGATGCGTGCCACCCCTGCGGCAGTAGAGCAGTATTTTAACACATCGTCCCAGACATACGTCGATGTGTTCTGTGGATGCTGTGAAAACGTTTCCATCAAAAACGCAGGGACAATTCCTGTGTTAGTAGACAACCCGAATATAACAGCTGTTCGGGTTTGCGGTTAAGGAGGGCAGGCCATGAGTTACAAATTGATGCAGAACATCCGGGAAGAACTGGATAAAATCGCGGAAAAAGGTCTGAACACGGGCAATCTAGAGACCGCATACAAATTGATAGACATGTTGAAAGACATGGAAAATTTGGAATACTGGAAGTGCAAAGAGGGTTATTATAACGCCGTCCTTGACGAAATGGAAGGCGGATATAGCCAGAATGGAGAGTACAGCGAGAGGCGGAAACGCGACAGCCGTGGGAGATACAGCAGGGATGACGGAATGAGCATGACGGCTTATGACGATGGATCCTCCTATGCGCGACGTGGGGAGCACTATGTAAAGGGTCACTATAGCCGTGGAAACGGAAACAATGACCCTTATGATGATTACATGGAAAACAAGCAGTCTTATCGCAACGGCAAGTCTGAGGATTGCAAGCGGCGTATGCTGGCCGCTCTGGAAGAGCACATGGATGCGCTAACAGAAGAGCTTGGAGATCTGTCAAAGGATGCGGACTGCCGAGAAGAACGGGAGACCATTTCGCGGTATATCGAAAAATTACGAAAGATGATGTGAGTAAAGGCGGCGGGTAAACCTGCCGCTTTTGCTTTAAACATGGGTACGCCATAGCTTTTTTTGTTTGGTAAAATGTATTAAAGGCTATGGAAAGGAATGATAATCATGGATATCAAAAGGGTATACTGTCCTGTCTGTAATAGCAAAACGCGGTCAGCATTCCGCAAGGATACGACAGCGCATAATCTTCCGGTGTTTTGCCCAAAATGCAAAATGACCAGCCTCGTGAATATTGAAAACGGGAAAGTAGAACCTATCGCCCGTTAAGCGCCAGACGCCAGACGCAGAGCCAGTGATTTGTAAGGATTTCTTACAGATTGCTGGCTCTTTTTTGTATTTGTATTTCCTCCTTTACAGCACACAGCCTTGCGGGAAGGTTGAAAATGCGGTTCGACTCCGTCTGTGTGCAATCCTGTAAATCGTAATTACAGGAAAATCCATCCCATCTTTCTTTGTTTTTGCCACCGTGCATGGAAGCAGCCGGGTTCAAGCCCCGGCGCACGGTATAGGTGCATTGTTTAGACAGCGCCGATCATTACGCTTTTCGCCCGGTTCGCTACCACGGGCGCTTTGTGGGATAGCTCAGGAGGTAGAGCAGCGGCCTTATAAGCCGTGTGTCATGGGTTCAATTCCCCTTCCCACAACTACCCCGCCCGTGGTTTATCGGGCTTAATCCATACCGCTGACGGGCGGTTAATCAATCACGTTTAGGAGGATAAAGATGCAGAATATTGAAGCAATTTTGACAGAACTGGGAATTGAGGTCTCGGCGGACAAAAAGGAAAGCCTTACGAAAAAGGTGGCGGAAAATTACGTCACGAAAGCTGAACATGAAAAGAAGCTGGGAAAGGCTGAGACTGACCGGGACACGTGGAAAGAAAAAGCTGAGACGGCAGAAAGCACCCTGAAAGGCTTCGAGGGCGTTGACCTTGAAACAATGCAGAAGGATTTGGCTGATTGGAAGAAAAAGGCCGAGGATGCCGAGAAAAACGCACAGGCGCAGCTGTATGAGAGAGATTTCACGGACGCTCTGAAAACGGAGTTTGAAGGAATTAAATTCTCGAGCGAAGCGGCAAAGCGCGCAATTATGGCAGAAGTCAAGGAGGCCGGATTAAAACTGAAAGACGGGAAAATCCTCGGACTGAATGACCTCATAACCCAGATGAAGGAAAAGGACGCTTCGGCATTTGTTGACGATGAGCAGCAGAAAGCACAGCAGAATCAGGCACGCTTTACACAGCCGACAAATAAGCAGGGGCAGGGCGGCGCGCTGACGAAAGACCAGATTATGAGCATCAAGGATGCTTCTGAGCGTCAGGCTGCAATTGCTGCGAACATGAGTTTATTTAATTAAAGCAGGAGGGCTAATATGCCAGCAAAAGCAAATTTGATTAAAACAGCGGATGTCCAGGTAACCGCAAGAGAGCTGGATTTTGTAACCAGATTCGAGCGCAACTGGCAGCATCTGCGGAACATCTTGGGGATCATGCGCCCCATAAAGAAGCAGCCCGGCGCAATGCTGAAAAGTAAATATGCGGAGGGGACGCTCGAGGATGGTGCAGTAGGCGAAGGCGAGGATATCCCGTATAGCAAATTTACCGTAAAGGAAAAGAAGTATCAGGAAATGACCATCGAGAAGTACGCGAAGGCCGTTTCGATTGAAGCAATCAAAGACCACGGTTATGACAACGCTGTCCAGATGACTGACGACGAGTTCCTCTATCAGATTCAGGCGGGCGTGACAAAGAAGTTTTACGACTATCTGAAAACCGGAATGCTCACGTCCGAGGAAACAACCTTCCAGATGGCACTTGCGATGGCAAAGGGCAAGGTTGAGAACAAGTTTAAGCAGATGCACCGGAACATCACCGGGGTTGTCGGTTTTGTGAACATCCTTGACGTGTACAAGTATATCGGAGCAGCGAACATCACCATCCAGAATCAGTTCGGCTTCCAGTACCTGAAGGATTTTATGGGGTTCAATACAATTTTCCTCCTTTCTGACAGCGAGATCCCGGCTGATACGGTAATCGCTACACCGGTGGAAAACATCGTGATGTATTACATCGACCCCAACGACAGCGACTTCGCGAAGGCAGGACTTGTGTACACGACCAGCGGAGAAACGAATCTGATCGGTTTCCACACACAGGGCAACTACAACACCGCCGTGTCTGAGGCGTTTGCGATCACCGGCCTTGTGCTGTTTGCGGAATACCTGGATGGTATCGCGAAAATCACCGTAAATGCGGGGGGGTGATGGCCGCCAGTACACCCCTGAATACTGACGGCGAACCGCTTTCCGGGGAAACAAGACGGAAGAGTAGGAGATAAGGAGGCCGACGGGATGGCATACACGACATTTACATTTTATGAACAGATCTACCACGGGAATGTCGTCCCGGCGGAGGACTTTGATCGTATCGCAGATCGCGCCAGTGACTTTCTGGACGTCATAACCTTTGACCGCCTGGTGGACGGGCTCCCAGACAATGAACGAGCGAAAACAAAGGTTCAGAAAGCCGTTTGCGCGGTCTGTGACAAATTATATCAACTGGAGCTGGCAGAGAAGAAAGCGCTGTATTCCGCTGGGGGGACATCTTCCGGCGGGGCTGGCGGTGTTACTTCGGGAGTAATTACTTCCAAGTCTGCCGGTTCTGAATCAGTTTCCTACGCCTCCCCGTCTGAAATGGCAAACGGCGCAAAGGCATGGAGCGCGGTCTACCAGGCGGCCGGGGATGCACAGGAGACGAACAAGCTTCTGGCAGATGCGGCAATGCTTTATCTGGCAGGAGTGAAAAATGATGATGGCGTACCGTTGTTGTACGCAGGAATAAGGTAGAAATTGGTAACAATAAATTTTTAGCTTTATGCAAAAAGATTGTGGTTAAACAGGAGGATTAACTCATGGACATTACGACATTAGGAACTTGTGTGGCCATCGTGGCTATCTGCTATGTTATCGGTCTGGGCTGTAAGGCGGCGCAGAAAATCCCGGATGAGTGGATTCCGGTCATTATGGCGGTATGCGGCGGCCTTCTGGGTGCGCTGGGAATGAACATCATGCCGGACTTCCCGGCGACGGACTATATCAATGCTGCGGCGGTGGGCATGGTGTCCGGGCTGGCGGCCACAGGAGTAAACCAGGTATACAAGCAGGCAAAGAAAGCGTGATTTTATGGGCGGACGCGGTGCAGCAGGCGGTCTGGTTTCGGGAACAAAACTTGAATATGGCGGAAGAAGTATGAGCATATTCAAATTCTTAAATCAAGACGATATTAGACGGGCAAATGATGCTTCTATTACGGACATGGGAGACATTATAAAAAGAATGTTTTTAAGCAATTCTAAGGAAATAAACAATTTTGAACTGTCTAGTCAAGAAAAAAAAGACGCTATTGACGAAATGGCAAAGCTTTCAACCGCAGCATTAAAAGCTTCCGCGGCTGCTGTAAATCCATATGTAAGCGGCCCTGCGAGGCTTACACAAGGACAAAGAAGCGGAAGTTTAGCGGGCAAAGCTGCAGATGCAAGAGGCTCTATAGATTCCTATATGAAAGAATTGCGAAACAAATCCGATAAGAATGTAAAGGCGAGAAAAGAGCGGGAGCTTGCATCGGCTCTAACATCAGCCGCCAATTCTGGAAAATTGGAAATTATAGTTGACGGAAAACGGTATTATAGGAAATCAAAACGTGGAAAGTATTGGTATTCATAATGAATTACAGAAACTGCCGTAATTATGAAAATCTGGAGCGCCGGCTATTTGACGGCGTGGGTGAATATGGCATACCGCAGATAGAGCCAGTAGTCTATGAGGGCGGTTGTGACTGGATCGGATTCAATTATGCAAAGAGTACCAAGGATTGCGAGGGAAAAGGCGTTCATTTCTTTTTGGATGATTACCAGTTTTGCCGCCTGTGGTCAAACATAGACCGGTATATCCCGATGCTTCAAAGATTCCGCTATGTAATGTCTCCGGATTTCTCTACCTATACAGATTTTCCTAAGGTCATGCAGATATACAACCACTACCGCAAACACTGGTGTGCGGCGTATATGCAGGAGGCAGGAATACAAGTTATCCCAACCATCTCATGGAGTACACCGGATTCTTATGACTGGTGTTTCGATGGGGAGCCAGAGGGTGGAACGGTGGCGGTATCTTCTGTTGGCTGCATGAACAGCAAGGAAAAAAAGGCGCTGTTTTTGGCAGGGTATGAAGAAATGGTGAGGCGGTTGCAGCCGGAGACGATCATCTTTTACGGTTCTGTGCCAGAGGAATGCATGGGAAATATCGTGAGAATCCGGGCGTTTACGGATAAATTTAACGAAGCTCTTTGTGAAATGAGGGATACCGATGAATGATGCGATAGTGACAATATTCAATTTTTACGAATCCAGCACCGCCGCCATCTGGTATCCTCATGTGCTTTCCGGCGTGCATCTGGAGACTGACCGGGGGCAGATTATGAAGCTGTACGGTCCAGACAGTACAGATAACGCACAGTTACATATCCCGTTCGGGGTCAAGAACGGGAGAAAAATTATTGTTGATACCGTCGGAAAAGAATTGCCGTGGCTTCCGCCGAAGGAATGGAACAGACAGGTCAACGATTTGTTGCCCGACAGCATTACATTTAATCCGTCTACAGATTTTTTTATGGTAGGAGCATGGGACGGGGACAGTCCTGTGAACGATGCAGATTATACGGACAGGCGATATGAAGGGTTTTACGCGTTTATGAATACCGAAAAGGATTTTGTTTATCTTATATCGTCAGTGGGCGGACCATATGCGATAATTCCGCATTTTGAAATCTTAGGGAAGTAGGTGGAGGAAAATGGCTGAACCTATCGGGAATGATGCTACCGGCTATGATGTTTTGACGGCGGCAATGAAGTCGCTGCTTAACCAGTTTCCGGGGCTGTATCCGGATGAAGTAATTAAATTCGAAGAGCTCGGGTCTGAGGATGGCATTGCGTTTTCCAATGATTCCGGGGCGCTGGTGTATACAGAAAAAGAAGATATACTCGGGCGGATATATCAGGAATGCCGGTATCCCTGCTTTGTAGTATACCGTTCGACCACGGGAGCAAGAGAACGGCAGAAAATTACTATCCTGGAATTTCTCGACACGCTGGGGCGCTGGCTTTGCCGCGAGCCCTCCGGGATTGAAGGGAAAGAGTACGAAAAAGCGATATACCCAGATCTGACCGCAGGGCGGAAAATTGAGCGGGTAACACGCGGGAACGCATATGGGACACAGCCGCAGGAGAATGGCGTGCAGGACTGGGTTCTACCGGTTACGGTTTTTTATAAAAATGTTATCGAGCCCGAATTTTAAGAAAGGAATAAAACGATGAAAAGACATTTGTTGAGACATTTTGTCGATGTAAAAATGGACACGAGCTCTGAGGGGACAGCGGCAGACTACCGGCTTCTGGGAACGGGTATTACCTCTTTAACAGAGGAAATGAACCCCGAGACGGAGACGGTGCAGTACATCAATCAGGAAAACGGATCTACGGACCTTAAATCCTATACGCCGTCCATCGAAGTTGAAAGGCAGAACGTAGACGAAGAGGATCAGGATCTTACAGACTGGTTTAACAAGATGATAGACACGCTGCCCGTCGGAGCTGATGCCATAACATCCTATGTCCGCGTGAGAGTTTCCGGCGCTGGACCTGAATATCCGGCAGTCCGCCGTCGCTGCGTTGTGAGTGTAGGTGGCACAGGTGGCGATGCAGGGTCAAACGTGACAGATACACTGACTCTGGGTGGCAGAGGTGACGGAGAAGCTGGAACGTTTAACGTAACCACAAGAAAATTCACAGCGACGCCCGCGTCTGGCAGGGCTTTAACGGAATAAGGAGGACAAGATGGGAGCAGCAAGTTTACGAGTAGACAGTGGCGTCAAACGCATTGAGGTCAACGACAACGGCGATTATATTGCGGTCAACATCTCTGACAACAGCTTTTTTAAGCGTTTTGACGATTTTGTGGCATGGCTGAATGCAAAAAACGAGGAAGCCGATAGGATTGCTAATGATTCTTCCGGTGATTTCACGGAACGCTTCGGAGCGTATGACGCTTTATGCAAAGAGGCCTGCGCTGAGTTGGATTCTCTGTTTGGGAGCGGGTGTTGCAAAAAGGTGTTCCCTGACGTGGAATCCCCGGGAATGGAGCTTATCGCGGACTTTTTAGACCAGATCATACCGATTCTTCAGGGCTTCGCCACTGAACGAAATCAGAAAATCACAAGCAAATACAGCCCGAACAGGAAAGGGGCGCGAAGCAATTAAATGTGGAATGTGCTGCTTGATAAATTCCCAACAGAATATGAGGGTTTCCGCATAGACGAAGCCTTCCAGACAGGGATCCAGATTTCACAGGCTTTGCAAGATCCGGACCTGTCAGACGATGAAAGGTTGGCTGTAGCGCTGGGGCTGCTGTATCCGTCAGAGGATGGGGACGGCAGCCCTTCTTCTTTACCCGATTTAAAAACTGCCGTGGATGGCCTTAGGTGGTTTCTGAGCGGGTGGTATACCGACAACCGCCCGAAGGATGAGGACAAAGTTCCGGTAACAGATTTTGACATAGACCAGTGGCGCATCTATTCAGCATTTCTGGAGAAGTACGGAATCGACCTGAACCGGTCTGACATGCACTACTGGGCGTTCATGGGACTGCTGTCCACGCTCGGTGAATGCGCATACACGAACGTCATAGCCATCCGGCAGCAGAAAATAGACCCTAAGATGGACACGCGTGCAAAACAGGCATTGCAGGAGCAGAAACAAATATTTGCAATAGAGCGGGAAGAGGAACTGACAGAAGAGGAACAGGAAGACGTTGACGCTTTTATGAAATGGATCAAGGTAGGAGGCTGATATGCCGAAATATGACGGTTCGATACGGATAAACACAAAAATTGAAACAAAAGATTTAAACAGCCAGATGATGCGCGTGTCTAATGCCATAAAAAAAGACAGCGCGGCTTTAGATTCTCTCAATCGCAAAATGGAAGAATTTTCGCAAAAGAAAATCCCGACAGAAAAATTTGCAGAATTACAAAGAGAGTTAGAAAAGGCAGAATCCGAGTATTCAAAACTGCAGGCCCGTATGTCACAAAAGGGGGCGGCAACGTCTGAGTATAAAGCTTTACAGAAAGACCTCGTTGCGGCGCAAGGAGAGCTGTCTAAGCTTGTAGCACGTCAGACAGACTGGGAAAACATGGGGGTACCTCAAACCGGCGGCGCATGGGACGTACTAAATGAACAGGTTGCAGCCGCATCCGACCGTGTAGATGATCTGAAAGAAAAGCTTCAGCAGATGGAGAACAGTGGAAAGGCGTATACCCCGAAGGTGGACAAGGCTCAACTGGATGAAGCGGCTCAAAAAGTAGATGAAATCAAGGAAAAAATAAACGCGGAGAAAGCATCCGGTAACGCGTTTGTATCCCCAAAAGATACAGAAGAATTTCAGAAGATGTCTGTAAAGGCGTCACAGCTTGCTGGGAACATAGATGTTTCAAAGCGCAGGCTGGCAGAACTTAACGCGAAGCAGAAGCCCATCAAAAAAGAATTCGATCGGATGAAGCGTTCTGCCGATAAAGCATTTAAAACAGCTTCGTCCGGCGCGAAAAAAAGCGCGGGGCTGTTCGGCACCTTTGCGTCAAGGCTGAAAGGAATCGCATTATCGCTGTTGATATTCAACTGGATTACAAAAGCATTTAATGCAATGGTAGCTGGAATGCAAAAGGGGTTTTCAAACCTTGCAAAGTATTCTGCTCCGTTGGCAAATTCATTTCATTCTCTAAAAAATTCACTGGCTACACTTGGGAATGCGTTTGCTGCTGCCTTTGCGCCAATTGTCCAGATGGTAATTCCGTATCTCAATGCGCTTATAAACGGAATAGCGCGGGCAATAACATATGTGGCGCAGTTTATTGCCATCCTTGGCGGGAAAAGCACGTTCATCCGAGCGAAAAAGATACAGGATTCTTACAACGATTCCCTGAATGGAACAGCAGCTGCGGCAAAAAAGGCAGCCGGAGCTCTGGCAAAATTTGACGACCTGGATGTGCTGCAAAAGCAGGATGATTCCGGCGGCGGTGGAGGCGGAACGCAGCCGAAAGACATGTTCGAAGAAGTACCGGTTGATTCAAAATTAATTGACTGGCTAGACGGTATAAAAGAAAAGCTGTCACCCATTTTGGAATATCTCGAAAAGATGCGTGACGCGTTCGCAGATGGCTTTTTTAAAGCACTTGGGGATCCTACGGACAGGCTCGAAACAATCCGGAAGGGATTGGAACAGATCAAAACAGCCATGATTGACATCTGGACAGATCCGGATGTACTGGGGGCTGCAGACAGATGGGTGATGTCTCTCGTGGAGATGCTTGGCAGCTTTGCAGGAATGATCGCGAGTGTAGGCTTAAGTTTGGCAGCCTTTTTTATTGGCGGATTTGGTCAATATCTGGAAAACGATACGGATAAGATAAAGCAGTGGTTAATCCAAATGTTTGATATTGGTACAGAAATCAATCAGCTGCTTGAGAATCTTTTTGTCGGAATCGCTAAAGTATTTGAAGCACTTGCAAGTGAAAACGGTATTCGGATGGCAACCGCTATGTTTGGCAGTTTTTTCAGTGCTATGGGAGGAATGTCTGAGCTGGCGGCAAAGATCGGACGAGACCTGTTGGAGGTCATCGTACAGCCATTTACCGATAACGCAGGGATATTGGAACACGCGTTTGAAGGCCTTTTTGGGAGCACAGCAACATACCTCGAAGGGCTTAAACAAACGTTTGATGACTGCTTTGCGTACATAAATAGAACGTATGATAAATACGTGAAGCCGTTTGTAGACAGTTTTGCAAACGGTATAAGCAGTATTATTACAAATTTTATGAATGCCTGGGAACAATATATACAGCCTACAATTGACAGGATTGCTGAAAAAATGTCCTCTCTGATGAATGACCATTTTGTCCCGCTGGTGGCTGTTGTGTCAAGTGTGGTTGGGCATATTACATCCCTTTTACAATCCACGTGGGAAACGATTATTCAGCCCATATTGGACTGGATCATCAATTATGTTGGAATCCTCCTTGTGGAGGTGTTTAACTTGCTTGTGGATATCCTGCTGCAAGGCGTGCAACTTATCATTGACGGCTTTACTAACTTTATGGCGTTTCTGGACACGTTCGTTCTCCGTCCTTGGGCGGAAGGATGGGAAAATGCAAAGGAAATCTTTGCGTTTTTCTGGCAAAGTATTAACGAGCTAAGCGAATTTTTAAGAAAAACACTTGAACAGGTGTTTAAGATTATCCGAAAGCTAATTGATGGAGACTGGAAGGGCGCATGGAATACCGCGCAGGAAATCTTCACGATTTTTAAAACCAAAGTAGAAGGCGTCGTGGATTCTATAAAGGCGTTCTTGTCCGGCTTCTTTACATGGGTTAGCGACATGATTGCAGGCGTTATAGAGGAAATCAAGAACATCGGCAGCGGTATCAAAAACGCATTTACTGGTGGCGGATCATCGAAGCCGCGAACAATGTCCACGCAGCCGTATGCCATAAACGAAAGCTTTGCATCTCGTACCCTGCGGGATATCCCGGCGCTTGCATCTGGCTCGGTAATCCGTGGCGGCAACCCGTTCCTGGCGATTCTGGGCGACCAGCGGGCAGGGCAGACCAACATCGAAGCGCCGATAGGCACAATCAAACAAGCTGTATCGGAGGTAATGGCAGAGAACGGCGGCGGATTTAGAACGGCGAAAATTGTCTTGCAGGTAAACGGGGTAGATCTGGCGCAAGCTACACTGCAGGATTTCTTATCGGAAGCAAGCAGGCAAGGATATGATCTGGAGGTGATCGGAGGATGATTTTTACACGCGGCATATACATAGATGGGGAGTATTTTAACATCCCCATCGTGTCCATAAAAAGAAACGCGGATTTCCTCGACAAATTCGCCGAAAGAGTTGAAACGGGAGAGCTCCAGCGTGAATTGATAGGCGTGTATTTTAACTACACAATGTCGGTCGGGAAGAGCAGCTCGTTCCCGGATGGCGTATATAAACGTTTCTGGGATAAGGTTACAGAGCCCGTCCCATTCCATATTATTTCGCTGCCGTCAGATCCTGGTTATTACGAATACACAGCTTATATATCCAGCGTCTCTGATGAATACGAGAAGATAACACAGGATAGCGCTGATTATAAAGGGTTTACCTGCAAGTTTACGGCGAAAGAACCGGCAAGGAGACCATGATGAAAACAGAATTTTATGTCGAATACAATCTGTATGACACGACTGCTCTGCCTGATGCAAAAGAAAGCACAGAGAGCAATGCTGCTTTTGGGGATATGGGGCTGTTTAAGTCAAAAGGCAGCCCACCAAAATACGCTACACTGGAACATAATTTTTTCGTGTTGGATGGGAGTCTTAGCGAAATGCCAGACACGCCGACGGACATCCCATTTTTTTCGGATGTGCAAGCGGGCGCAGATGGAATTTTCACAAAACATCCTGTAATCAGAATAGATTTTACCGAAAATCATACCTCTATCGGGCTGACTTTTCATTTTTCGGAAACATTCCCGCTGGAGATGGAAGTGACATGGTACGACCTCGGCGGTACATATAAATCGCAAAAACGTTTCTTTCCGGACAAACTGAATTATTTTGCCGAAAACCAGGTGGAGGAATACGGACGCATTGAAATCCGATTTGTACGTGCCCTACCGTGGCACAATGTAAAGTTAAACTATCTCGAGTATGGCACAACGTTTATCTGGGGCCCCGATGTCATAAAAAGCGCGAAGCTTGTAAATGACACAGATCCTATCAGTAATCAGATTAAAACGGACAAACTCACGTTTGACTTTGTTGACACTGATGATGATTTTAATGTTGGAAACATTAACGGGTTGCACAAAACATTGCAGAAAAAGCAAAGAATGTTGCCATACGAAATCGTTGACGGCGTGAAGATGCCGCTGGGCGTGTTTTTTATGGAATCCAACAGTACCACCAAAAATGTCACCCAAATATCGGCGATCGACTACAAAGGGATGCTTGCTAATGTGGATTTTAAAGACGGGCGGATATACGCCGGAGAAACGGCGGGAAGTGTGATCGAAGAGATTATGACAGCGGCAGGGATTGAAGATTATACGGTTGAGGAAGAGGTGGCGCAAACGCCGCTGTATGGCACGCTTAAAATCCAGACCTGTCAAAAAGCTCTGCGTGAGGTATTGTTCGCTTGCGCTGCGATTATGAACACATCCCGCCGGTCTGGAATCGAAATACGAAAATCGACCAGAAAAATATCGACAACGATTCCGCGCAGCCGGAAATTTTCCACGACGTTAAAGGCAGATCCTTATGTGTCAGACGTAAGCGTAAAATATAAAACGTGGGTGTTGGACGCGGCGGAAAGCGAGATTACGAAAGGCACATACGATCCGGGGATACATACAATTCAGCTCACAAGCCCGGCAGTGAACATGAGCGCATCTGCGGGGAGGATTGTCAAACAAATGCCGTACTATGTTGTGCTGGAAATCGCGGGAAATGCACGTGCAGAGGTCACGATCACGGGGCACAAATATGTTGGTACAGAGCTGGCTACACTGTCCAGAATCGAGCATATAAAGTCAGGTGAAGTGCGGAACACGAAAACATTTTCCGGCACGCTTTTAAATTACGAAAGCGCACAGAAGGTTGCAGACAATATCCTGGATTATTACCAACTCCAGCAGATCATCCAGACACGCCATTTGTCCGCAGAGGAAAAAGCAGGGGACTGGGCGGAGATTGAAAATACCTTGCAAATGCACGGAAATTTTGTCGCCTGTATAGAATCCTTTAGCGTTGACCTTACAGGTGGATTTGTGGGTACGGCAAAGTACAGAGGATATTATAAAATAACATCAGAAGATTATTATTCTGGCGAGTTGTATGCTGATGAGGAGGTGGGAATCACCTAATGGAATGGGTATATGACCGGACACAGGAGGATGTGGAGCGGGCAAAACTACTTACGCAAAAATATGCTGCGGGGACGATCACGGAAACGGAGAAAAAAGAATGGGCTGCAGGAATGAAAGGCGCGCTGAATGCCTCAGACCTGAACAGGATTGAAGGGAATATCCGGGAAATCGCTGGAATTTTAGCGATAACTGTAACAACGAAAACGTGGGAAAAGAATCAAATCCCACGAGTAAGTGATTTTAAAAGAATCCGTGATAATGTACAACGCATCCGGGACGCATGGAGTACCTTGAAAGATACCCCAGTTACGCCAGATACGCCGCTGGTTACTTATCAAAAATGGAATGCCATAGAGCGGATTTTACACGATGTCAAATATGTATATGACCGCGTCATGGACAGTTATTATTATTGCGGCGATGAAATCTACGCCGGGGAAGGAATAGGGATTTTATAATGGCAGAGACATGGTTTACGCCAAAAGAGTGGAAAGCCCGCCTTGTGGAATTTGCAGGACGGCGGTTGCTGAGAAATGTTGCAAACGGAGAAACTGTAACATATGACGTATCCCGTAGCGAGGGGCAGGTTTCGCAGGAGGGCGATGCGTTTAATACCAAAAACATGAACGATCTTGAACAAAGGGTAGCAAATGGATTTGGAAACGCAAAGACAGCGGTTGAAACACTAAGTAGTGACATGGGAGGCAAACTCCCTGTATTAAACTACAATATTACATTATCGGATGATGCAAGTGTGCATGCCCAAAAGGCTTTGAGATATCTCTTTACAGACGCAGAGGCAATAAAACATACATCATTTATGTTTAATATCCGCGTAAATAACGCAGACTTTTATTCTGGCACTTGTTACACAGACGGCGGAAATACCGCTTGGGGCGACATAAACAAACGCGGCTCAGAAGCAGATCCCGGATCTGTTTGGAAATGGGTTACGTATAATTTTAAAACCGGAGGTGCTGATCCAGTATTAAAAAAATTGGGTAGATCCGGAACTATTGCGGGGGTTGGCGGGTATTGGATGGATCCCCCGGCGGGGCAAAATCAGGAATGGGTTACAGGATGTGTGCGTTGGAATGGAGATGACCTTGTAGTTACGGTTGAAGATGATTATGCGCAAGGGCATCTGACTGTTGGAGCTAAAGTTGGCAGTAAGAGCAGACCCAGCCAATGGGGTGATAAAACGGGCGGATTAATTACATTAAAATATTAACGTTTGCAATTTTTAGCAAAAATCTAAAACACTAACAGAAAAGAGGTAAAAGCATGAAAAAAATCGTGTTTAAATCTGGCAAAGAACTGGAGATTGATGGAATTACCCAAAGCGGGAAATTCTTGCAAATCTCTATAAAAAGCAGCGATACAAAAAGCATAATTGACATGTTTTCGAACGCTGAGAATACGGCTGTGATGCGATATTATGTTGGGACTGACCTGATATGCGGATATGCTGGGTTTAAAAAATTCGTGAGTTTGAAATATACGCCTGACGTGATAGCGTCCATCAATTATGAGCAGGAGGACGCAACCACAGAAAGCGGGTTTGCGGAATCCCATGTGGCTGTATGTACGGTGCATATGGCAAAAGTTGAAGAAGCAGTGCTGCCGGAGGGACTGACTGATAAAGTCGCAAAACTGGAAAACGATGTGTCCAGCATCACGTCCGGCATCAATGAAGTTAACGGAATTTTGGAGGGCGAATGATATGTTTACGGAAAAAGCGAAAGAAAATCTCCTGGCAATGCTAGAGCAGGCTAAATTCAGCGCTGCGGACAACACGGATGCACAAGCTTTACGCGTGCCGTCATTGTACCCTGAATGGGAAGCGCTGGAGGCCGGAACACATCTGACAAAAGGGCGGCGGTGCACTTATAATAAAGTGCTGTACAATGTCCTGTCTGACCACGATAAACAGGAGCAGTGGACTCCGGAGGCGGCACCGTCCCTGTTCGCAAAAGTTCTTATCCCAGACCCGAACGTAACACCGGACTGGGAGCAGCCGGGAAGCACAAACGGATATAAAAAAGGCGATAAGGTAAAACACAATAGTAAGGTCTGGGAATCTCTGGTCGACAATAATGTATGGGAGCCGGGAGCCGTAGGAACGGATAGTGTATGGAAAGAAGCCAGCGAATGAGAAAGGCGTAGGAAATGCTTATTGAACTGATAGAAAAGGCGGAAAATGTTGGGTGGGGGACGATAGCGGTTGTGATCGCTGGTGTGTTTATGTTTATCCCGACTATCGTGGAAAGCTGGAATAAGGTCCTTGACGCACTGGGGTTGGTAAAGAAAAAGAATCTTTTCCGGAAACAGCGTGAAAAGGAGATCGCAGCAGTCTATTCACATATCGAGGAGCTGCAAAGTGGAGTCGTGTCAAAGCAAGAGGAGTACCACCAGCAATCTATTACGATCAGGGACAATCTTGCCAGAAGGCAGGACGATTTGTACGAAAAACAGATTGAATTGAAGCAGGATGTAAAGAATATAACTCGGATGCTGGAAGAGTACATCCAGAAGGACAACGAACGCACGATTGCTTCGCTACGTACAACTCTGTGGCGGCTACATAAGGAATTTACATCACAGAGATATGTGACGCCGGACGGATTAAAGACCTTCCGAGAGCTGGGGAATGTGTACGAAGCTGCCGGCGGGGATGACATTTATCACGAAAAGCTGCAGCCGGAGGTGTTAGCTCTAGACATCAAATATCCGGATGGAAGCATATACAAAATTAAGGAGGTATGACAATGAAAAAGATTGATTGGATGCGAAAACTGACAAGCAGAAAGCTTTGGATGAGCGTGGCATCATTTGTGACGCTGATGATTGTGGCTTGCGGAGGGACGGAAAATGAAGCCACACAGATCTCTGCGCTGATCATGGCTGGTGCTACGGTTATCGGCTATGTCATCGGCGAGGGTTTGACAGATGCGGCAGCTATTGAAGCAGACAAGGAAGGATAAGGTGATCCGATTATCTCCCGCGCAGGGTTAAGCGCGATTCTGGGGCGGCTTTGGTCGCCCTCATAAAATAATAAGGAGACCAGAATATGAAAAAACTTTTTATTTCACAGCCGATGAAAGGCAAAACAGATGAGGAAATTTTAAAAGAGAGGGAAAAAGCAATTGCCAGCGCAAAGAGAAATTTTGCAGAGAGCGAAGAAATAGAGGTTATTGATTCATTTTTCCAGAGCGCGCCTGCGGATGCGAGACCTCTGTGGTTTTTGGGAAAATCTTTGGAATTGCTTTCTACGGCAGACATTGCATATTTTGCAAAAGGCTGGGAAAACGCAAGAGGATGTCGCATCGAAAATACTTGCGCCATTGAGTACGGAATTGCTGTGATTGAAGATTATACGGAGGATTGAAAGTATGGGAAGCAAAGAATTTTTGGAAAAGAGCAAACAGATTGTCGTTGACTATTTCAACAGTCATGCGGACAAAACCGACCAGAAGCAGATTGCACAGGATGATGTATATGTGGTCTGGTACTGCAAGACGCTTCAGAATCACAAGGCGCTGCTGAGCACAACTGTTTCTGACGGGATGTATTATGAAATCACATATAATGGGGACAAGCAGGAAACGTATGTAGACGCATACAAGAAGTGGGAGAATTTTGTTGTGAGGTAA